CTCTTCGCGTTCATCTTTTTTTTCTTCTTTAACCGGTTCTTGTTTAACTTCAATTTCCGGTTCTTCTTTTTCTTCTTTAGCGTCTTTAAGTTCGACATCAACAGATTTTCCGGTTGTATCCAGATCAACCATAATGTTATCGTCCTTTATCGCTGTTTCTTGTGCTTCGGGCATGGGTTCCTCTCCATGTTAATGTGTTACTGGCGATAAGATACTTTCGGGGTCTTCTACAACTCCAAGAATTTCATCATCGTTTAGTAAGCGTAGTTCTCCGCCTTCAATATTAAGACGTGAACCGGCGTATTTAGCAAATATTACCCAATCGTTTTTCTTGCACCAAGGTCCGTTAGGATATCTATCTGCATCGTTATATGCATCTGGTCCTACTTTTAATACAAGTCCAACATTAGCTGCGATTTGTGTTTCCTGTACTGTTTTATCAGATAGAATAACACCGCCTTTAGTTTTGCCTTTACCTTGATGAGGTAAAATTAAAATTCTCCAACCTGTTGGCTCTGGTAATTTAGATTCTTCTTTTTTCTTTGCTTCTTTTTTTACTTGTTTAGCACGCGCTTTTGCAACGTGTTCTGGTAAAATTAAATTAGTCATTTTGCTCCTGTTTTTTTAGCAGGTCCGAGAGTTCCTGTTCAATGTAATTTAAAGTATCCAACTGTCCTAAATGATTTTGATAATCATTCCAATCTTTTACTTGATTGTTGACAATTATCTCAGTTATTTGGCTTTGTCTAGTCCTAATTACTCTAAATAGCCTTTCGGCTAAATGTATTCCATCCATTTATTTCTTTTTTATTAATCCCATTGCACCTTTTCCAGCCTTAATGCCAAAGCTCGCTGAGCAAGCAATATATAAAAGATGTTTGTAATAATCCGGGAGTGATTGCAAGGCAACAAAGCCCTTGTGAATATGTTCTGTCATTCCGGGAAAAAAGACTAATGTCGCTGGAGCAAGTAAGCAAATTAAAATTAGCTCATCTTTCCAACTTCCCTTCATTTGATCTACCGCCGATGCTTCCCATTTTATTTTGCCGGCGATCTGATCTTCTTTTAATTTAGTAGTAGCTTTTATTTCAGTAAGTTTTAGTTCTGCCTTTGCCTTCTTTGTTTCCACAAAGCCCTTGACGCCGTCTGCAACGACGCCAAGTAAGGGTTTAGCTAAGAGTTGCCAGACCATAAGTCTAAGCTCCTCCTCCAATTTGACTGATTACAACAATCACTATAATAGCTACAATGCCTGCCTTAATCCAGTCCTTCATTTTCCAATCTGACCACTCTTTTAAGTGTGACCAGAGATCTTTAACTAAGTTCATTATTCCTCCTAGTGTTCGGTTAAGTCAAACTCTGGTTCAAACTCAACCATTTTTATTGGATCTAAAATTTCTTCAAGTTTTTGCAATGCTTCTTTTACATCATGTTCGCAATTTAAGCAACCACAATGACATTTACCGCCATTACCGTGGTGACATTCATGTTCACAATGCCTACAAAGAGCCATTAATGTATTGTCGCCTTTTTATATTCGTGGTTCTCTAAATCTTGTGCAAATGCATAAAACATATCTGAAGTCTGTTCCGGACCCAATATATCTAGATAAATTGTTTTCGCTACAACCAACAATGACGCGCTTAATGCCATTGGATCTTGCTGATATTGATCAGCAAAGTTAAACACTTCATCTAAAATCTCTTTAGGTTTATTTTTTTCGTTTTTTAACAACTTTTTTCCTTTTTTTAGCAATGTAACCTCCATCTTTTGCCATATATCCCGATACTTTAGCACCTTTCATCAATTGTTTTCTCATTGATGCAGAATCCCCAACTCTAGTGCCCATTTTTTTCTTATATTTTTTTTGTAAACGTTTAATTACGTCTGCACTTAGTCTCATGTTCATTGTTTTTGTCCCCTTTGTCCTGCTAAAGCTACTTCTGCTCGTAAATCTGCTTGATCTTCTTGACTTTGTAGTTTTTCTTTGTCCATATTGTCCTTTTGTTCAAGTTTTTTACCCTCAAAATTTAACTTTTCAACGTCTAACTCAAGTTTTTTATCAGCATTTTCTTTATTTTGCTGCATTTCTTGCGCACGAAGGTTAAGTTCTTGTTGTTTTAAGTCAATAAGTGGGTCGGAATTTTGTCCTTCAAGATATTCTTGTTCTCCTGCCACTAATTCTTCTGTTATTTGTACAATTCTCTCTGCAATTTCATTTTCATTTTGCATTTGGAACTGTTGCATTAGTTCTGGTGGTATTTGTCCACCAAATTGTTGTGCTTGTTCTTCCATTACTTGTGCATTTTTTTGTGTTATTTCTTCTCTTGCCATCATCGCAATGTGTTCAGAAATGTGTGATTGTAATATACCCATTGTTGGTGGATTATTTCTTACTAAAGCAGAAGACATAAACGCTTGATGTGCACTTATATGTGCTTTATGATTCTGTCCTTGAAATGCTTGTAGCTTCATCATCTGTAAAGCTTTTGAATTTTCCATTCCGGGATCTTCTGGTTGTGGTTGTTGAGGAGGAGGAAGTAACATGTCAATATCTCTAACTCCAAGTGCTTCATACATACGTCTATACGCTTCATGCATGTTGTGCATTTGCGGATTTGAGGTAGCCATTTGCATTTGTGTTTGCGCTAAAGTAACGCGCTGAGCCATAGAGAAAATATTCGGATCAGAAACAGGTAGTATGTCCACCCGTTCATCAAAATCTTGTTGTTTAATAATACGATTGCCGCCACGAACAGCATAAGGATACTCAGCCGGTAAACTTTCTGCAAAGACTCGTGATAGTAATTTAAATTCAACTTTTTGTGCGTAATGTAATCGTTTGTGTATAGCGTTCATCACTTTCGTGCCACGCTCCATGATTGCCATTGTTGTGCCTACAGGATTTGCTTGTGAGCCTTCACCCATTTTGTTATCTGCAATAGACGCAAAACGTCTGCCTGCATCGACAACAAACCCTAGTAAAGCGAAAAGAGTTTGACTTGGTTCTTTATAAGGTATCAACATCAAGGATTCGCGTATCGCGCCTCCCGGTGCATCTACATCCCGGAACTCTCCGGGTTGGAGTGGTTGATCATCGTCTCGAACGCGCAACCCTCTTGCTTTAAAGCCGGCAGGGAGATTGGACAACGTACCTGCATCAATGAGTTGACGGAGTGCGGACGTAGCTGTTCGGGAGAGACCGCCGAGCATGTGTATAAGACCAAAGCCATAAAAGCCAAGGCCGGGTAAAAACTTATAGTGAACAAAATATTGTATCTTTTTACGAAGGGGATCGTCTTCTCTGTAGTTTCGGTATATAGATAAAACTTTTCCCGAACCTTCGTCAACAGTAACAACATACGGTAGCTTTATACCTGTTGTATCTCCTGTTTGCGAGTCTTTATCTTCGAAACCGGGTATGTCCAAATCGCAATGAAACTCTAATAGTACTATGTCCTCAGCATTTTGCGGAGCTTTGATACCATCAAGTTCGTCGTACTTATCTTGTGCATCGTTCGTATCTACTTGTGACATTGTTACATCAATATCACGGTACATTCCACTTACTTGTTTCTTACGTAATTCATTACCCATTGTTTTAATAACATGTGTAACACGTTCACAAGATTCCATGTCCGTTGAAACATATGGCATAACAACATCTTCTGCTGGTACAAATTTTGATACGGCTCTACCTCTTACACTTTCATAGTAAACTTTTTTAAAGGCACTACCCGCTAGTGGTAAATGAAAAAGCATTTGATCAAGTTCTTGATCGTACTCTTCCATTTCATAACTAATCTGATAGTTCATGAACTCTTTTACACGTTGTGATTGTTGTTCAATATCCGGATTAATTTCACCCACTATTTGTGTACGGATAGGGCCTTCGGGAGGTAGTAACTCTTTATAAGCTTGCGCTTGAAACTGTGTAACTGTTTCTGCTAGTAACGGGTGTGTAACACCTGTTGCACCAGCAAATGGTTTAGATCTATCTTCATATTTAAAACCTAATAGGTCTAAGCCATCGGTATATGTTTTAAGCCAATCGGCTCTTGCATCTTTATCGTATTCGTAATCACTTACTAACGCACCAGCCAATGATTCTAGTTCATCATCTGGTATTAGTTCTGCTAGGTTAGCATTAAATGCTCCTTGTTCAGATGTATCTTCCATAGGATTAACGATTGCTGAACCATCACCCAACATCAACGCATCACCTTCCATCATAGGTGCAGATATTTCTTGTGCTGAATCTGGAGCTATCTCTAAATCAATCTCTTCGTTTACTTTTTCAATAGCCATTAATTTTCCCCACTAAAAGTTTTATCATATAAGATTTTTATTTGAATTGGACTCATATTTTTCATTTTATCTATCTCATCAAAAGAAAGAACTCCTTGTAATTCAAGAATCATTCCTAAAGTTTCTATGTCCATTGCATCATCCATTAAACCAGAACCTTGATCTTTCACCATACCTAACATTTCTTTTATTCTTTGTTTCATTGTAAATCTAGGGTCAATTTCAAATTTATCTGCAATAATTTTTTCTATTCCAGTTGGTTCACCCGGACCTGCTATATTTTCTGGTGTATCAAATTCTGCCATGAGTGCTTTAAAGTTAACTGGTTTTTCTTTTGGTACAATACCACCCACATCATAACCAAGTGGTCTTGTCATTTCATCCATGTTCATCATACCGCCACCTGCAAAATTCATTGGTTGACCAAATATTTTACTCATTGCTTCTTGATTTGCTTGTTCAGACATCATATCAGCACCAATCGTTGACGGTCCACCAAAGAACATCATAACAAATCTTCTTGCTAGGTTCAGTGCTGCTTGTGGACTTACGTTTTTTACTTTGCTCATAAAATCATCCACAAACTTTTGTATCTTTGTTTCTCTTGGTGCATCCATTGCATTGACTTCATCAAAAGTTTCTTTTGCAATCTTTGATGTATTTACTCTCAAGTTTTTATTTTGTGATGTCATTGGTGTTGCACCTTGTGATGCAAACACTCCTTTTAGCTCTGGTTGTATACCTTGATACTTTAAATTTGAAGGAACCTTTTTGTTAAATTCAGCCAAGGCTGTTGGATCTTTTCCTACTCTTCTTGTAAAGTCAGCTTGTTCTGCTTGTGTAATAAAACCTTTATCCTTTGCTAAATCAAATAGCATTGTCGGTGTCATACTTTTAGCAAATGTTGGTAACTCAAAAATACCTGCACCCGCTGGCCCTCTCGCTGCCGTTGCTGCTATTTTTTTATTTGCTGCTGTTACTTTATCTACCATTTTATTTTTCCATCGCAATGGCGGCTTTCACCGCCATGCGACTAACCCAGTCAGAGGTGTGTGCGTTTTTGGCCGACTGGTAACTCATTATGTTTTTCTTGATGCTCCCCAACCTTTGGTTGTGATCATGTTGCTTTTGTTTTTTTTAACAGCTCCACCTTTTTTATATCCTTTAATCATCCCACCTTTTTTATTTGGATTTTGTTTTGCCAGTTCCATAAAATATTTTTCTATCTCTTTTGGAGACATAGGTGGTTTTGGTTTATATGGACCTCCAAAAGGAAGTTGAAACTTTTCAAAATCTTTAGGATCGTATTTTCGTATTTTTGGTTTTTCTTTATCATCTTCTTTAGGAACAACTTTATTTTTAAATTTATCCCTAAATTCTTTAAGTTCTTTAAGTCTTTTCTCTTGTTTGTCAGTTAGCTCTTTTTTATTTTCAAGCTCTTTTATTTTTTTTAGCGTCTCTGCATCAATGCTCATTAGTAATACTCCCTTGGCTCCGTGATCCTTGGTTCGTCGTAGTAGTCATCGGGAAGTTGAACAAAGTTGCCTTGGCGGTACCGCATGAGAGCTTGTGTCGTAGAATCGACGTAGTCATCATGATCGCCAAAAGGAAAAGCTGCACACTCCTCTATAAC